CATGCGGAGTATCGCCTCGCGGCCGGCGTGGCCACGGCCGTCACGCTGCACGGCGCGGCGCTGATGCAGTGCGCGGGGCTCACGGCGGCGCAGGTGGGGACGGCGGCCAAGGCGGCGGTCGATCGCGCCGTGGAGCGGCTAGCCGAACCGGATGCGCCGAAAGCGAAGTCGCAGGCGGCGTAACGCCAGGCCACAGCACACCAAGCCAGCCAACGGCAAGCCAACGCAGGCCAGACCAAGGCAGTGCCACCCATGGATCGCACCGCAACCCAGCGCCAACCATGTCATCGCAACGCATCCCAGGCCAACCCATCACAACGCAGGGCAGCTCACTGCACCCCATCCCATTGCAGTCCATCCCAAGCCACGCCAGCGCAGGCCATAACATTCCACGTGCCCGTCTTGCCAACCGATAAGCGGTATGTTATGCTGAACTCAGCGTAACCGAAGAGACGGGCCAGCAGAGCCCTCGCCGAGGTGCCCACGAGGCGCCCCAGCGGGGGCTTTTGCTATGCCGGGGCTGACCACAGGGCTTCTCATCGCGGCGATCGTCCTGTTCATCATCGCCGCTCTCCCCCCCGTGCCCTACCACGGCAGCCTCGTCGCCGCGGGCCTCGCGTGCCTGGCGGGCGCGCACCTCCTAGGGGGTGCGTAGATGCCGCCCCTCACGCTGGAACGCAAGCAAGTCGCCCTCGACGCGCTCCAACTCCTCGATACCGGCACCGGCACCCTCGCCGGCTATGCCTCGGTGTTCAACGCCGTGGACTCTTACGGCGACACCATCGCCCCCGGCGCCTACCGCGACACCCTCGCCAAGTTCCTGGCTGATGGCTTTATCGCCTGGGGCCACGACACGATGGCCCCCGTCGCATACCCCACGGCCGCCCGCGAGGACGACCACGGCCTCTGGGTCGAGGCCACCTTCCACAGCACCGCCGAGGCGCAGGAAGCGCGCCGCATCATGCAGGAGCGCGCCGCCGCGGGCAAGCGCTCGGGCCTCAGCATCGGCTACTACACCAAGCGCGCTGAGATGACCAGTGACGGTATCCGCCGCCTGCTCGACATCGACCTGGTCGAAGTGTCACTGGTGATGGTGCCCGCGGACGATCATGCGCGGGTCGCGCTGGTCAAGGGCGCCGACCTGGAGACGGGCGCCGAGCAGAAACCCTATGCCAATGAACACGCCTGCCGCCTGATGGACCCCGCCGAGTGCGACCGCTTCCGCCGCGCGAACGGCGACCGTGAGCACGATGGGAAGTCCTACGACGTGATTTATGGCCACCGCAAGGCGGATGGCAAGTGGGCGCAGCAGGCGTTCCGCTACCCCAAGAACACCTGGTCGGCCGCTGAGGCGCGCACCCATTGCGGCAGCCACGATGGCATGTTCGAAGCCGCCGCAGGTGGTGACGGCAAGGCTGCCGACTGCGGCTGCCTGACCGGCCACGGGCTCGACTACGACGCCCACGCCGATCGCATTACTGCTGCTCTTTCTGAGTTCGTCACCCGTAATCGCGCCGGGTCGGTGCAACGGGTGAAAGAGGGCCGTGCCATCTCGACGGCACGGCGCGAACGTATGGCCAGTGTGAGCGGGTCGCTCCGAGTGGCTGCCGATGAAATCGACGCCATGCTTACGGAGACCGCTCCGCCCGAGCGCGACAAGGCCGCGGCCGCGCCCACGCCGGTGGGCTATGACGCGCGCCTGCAGCGCGAGGTGATCGGCCGCCGTCTCCGGCTACGTGGCGTCCACGTAGAAACGGAGACGACTCGTGAGCCTATCGCTGGCTGAGGCGCGCACCGAAGCGCGCGACATGCTACAGCAGGCCGATGCCCTGCTCGCCCAGTATGACGACGGGGTCATCAGCAACAACGAGGACCGCGCGGAGTGGGACCGCCTGATGGGCGAGGTCGCCACCATCGAGGCCAAGATCGGCTCGCTCGAAGAGGGCGAGGCCCGGCGCCATTCCCTCACCAGCAAGATGGCCCTCTACCGCACCCCGAGCGAGCCCATGCGCCATGCCAGCGCCGACCCCTACGACCCGGACGCGGGCAAAAGCATCGGCCAGCTCTTCATCGACCATCCCGAGTACCGCCGCGTCAAGGAGATGGGGCTCCTGTCGATGCCCGGCAACGCGGTCACGTTCACGGTGCCGCTCACGGGCGAGAAGGCCAAGCTGCTCGAAGCGGCGCAGATGCAGCGCAAGGCGCTGGTCTACGCGGGCACCGGCGTGGGCGGCCCGCTCGTGCAGAATGACATCCGCCCGGGCGTGATCCCCGCCGATGTCCGCGAGCGGACGCTCTTGGACTACGTCACGCGCCTGGAGACCGACAGCGACACCATCGAGTACGTGCGCGTCCAGACGTTCACCAACGCCGCCGCGGGCGTGGCCGAGGCCTCGGTGACGACGGGCACGACGGGCCTCAAGCCCGAGTCGGCGCTGGCCATGCAGACGGTCACCGTGCCCGTCGAGATCATCGCCCACTGGATGCCGGTCACCAACAAGATGCTGGCCGACGCGCCCGCCATCCGCGGGCTCATCGACAACTACCTGCTCCTCGGCCTGGAGCTGGAGTTGGAGGACCAGATTATCACCGGCAACGGCACCCCGCCGGAGCTGACGGGGATTCTCAACGCCGGCATCCAGACCTACGGCGCGGGCACCAGCGCCAACGTGGCCGATGCGATCCTGCACGCCCGCGCGATGGTCCGCGTGGTCGGCAAGGCCATCCCGAACGCGGTGGTGATGCACCCCTACGACTGGGAAGCCGTGCGCATCATGCGCGAGAACTCGGCCACGGGCACGCTCGGCGGCTATCTCATCGGCCCGCCGACCGTCGCCGGCCCCATGACCCTGTGGGGCATGCCGGTGGTCGAGGCCGAGGGCCTCACCGAGAACACCGCGCTGGTGGGCGACTTCCGCTCGGGCGGCGCGCTGTTCATGCGCGAGAGTGCGCAGATTCGCGTCGGCGTCATTAATGACCAGTTCGTCCGCAACATGCAGACGGTGCTGGCCGAGTTGCGGGCGGCTTGGGCCACCTTCCGGCCCAATGCCTTCTGCCGGGTGACCGGCGTCTAACCGATGCGGGTGTGGCGGCGGCTCTGGCGCCTCCTGAGGCGACCCCCCTCCTCTCCGTCCGGGGGGCGGGGGTTGCCGCCACACCCGCGCTACCCCGCGCCGCCGCTCCCGCAGGGGCCGCGCTATGACGACCGCGCCCGCTACCCCGGGCGCGACTACGAGACGAAAGCATGACGGTCAAAGGCTATGCCACCCCGCTCGACGTGCAACTGGAATACGGGACGGCCCTGACGCCGGCCCAGCTCTTCGCGGCCGATGTCTGGCTGGAAGCCGCCGAGCTGCTGGTGGACCGGGAGACGGGGCAGGCGTGGGCGACGGGCGCGCGCACCGAGCGCCACTGGCTCAGTGGGCCGTGGCTGACGCTGCGCAGCACGGCCGTCACGGGCATCACGGCCGTGCGCGCCTACGCCGCCGAGAGCGCCACGGCGACGACGCTGACCGAGGACACCCACTACTGGCTGGAGGGCGCCACGCTGCACCTGCCGAGTTGGACGGGCTATCAGCGCCTGGAGGTGGACTATACGCCGAGCACGGCTATCCCCGTGCCCATCCGCATGGCGACGGCCGCCTGGGTCGCCGCCTGGCTGGCGGGCGCCAGTGATGCCCTGCTGGCGGCGGCGAAGTCCCTGGGCATCCGCTCGCTGCAACTGGGCTTCGGCGAGCTAATCGTGGACTTTGACAGTGCCGAGAAGCAGGTCCCCGTACCGCCGCGCGTGGCGCAGCTGCTGGCGCCGTACAAGGCGCGGCTGGTGGTCGCATGAGCCTCACCGACCTGGCCGCCAGCGGCGCGACGTTCTATCGCGGGAACTTCTTGCCCGAACGCTGCACCATCAAGCGCGTCACCGGGACAGGCGCGAGCGTGGCCGAGACGACGGTGGCCACGGGCGTGCCCTACCGCCGCGGCTATACCCGCCCGACCGATTGGGTCCTCCAGCCCGGCCTGATCGTGGCGCGTGAGCAGCCCCGCGCCCGCTTCCGCATCGATGAGGACATCCAGGTGCAGGACACGGTGACCGACGAGGCAGACGGCCACGTCTATCTCGTGCGGGGCGTGCAGCCGGCGGGCGTGTACGGCGTGGCCCAAACGGCGCTGCTGGAGGAGCGGACGTGAGTGAGTTCGTGCTCTGGCTCTTCGCGGTCGCGGTGCTCGGTGTCATGGCGAGCGTGTTCCTGCTATGGGGGCCGGACTGATGGCCAAGGTGTTCAACGTCCCGCAGGTGGCGAGCCGCCTGCGCCTGTATGACCAGCGTAGCCGCAGCGCGATGCGCGCGGGCATGGCCGCAGGCGCTACGCGCGTCGAGGCCTGGGAGAAGGCGAACCACCGCTGGGAGAACCAGACGGGTAACGCGGAGCGCGGCCTGACCTGCCTGGTGGCCGATGGCCTGCGCGGGGGCGGGCCAGGCTATCGCCTGCTCAACACCCATGGCGTCGACTACGGCCTCTGGCTGGAGGTGCGCTTCCAGGGGCGCTTCGCCATCCTGCGTGAAGCCATCGACCGCCACTGGCCGGGCATCCTGACCGACTGCGGCCGGCGCGTCAAGGGGGTGCGCTGATGCCGCCGGCAGTGGTGTCTGTGACGGGTTGGTGGCTCTGTCGGGGCTGTGGCCAGCGGCAGACCGCCACAGTACCCAGCAATGCGTTTGCCCTGCAATGCCCCGCCTGCGGGGCGCTCACGCTATATGATGCGCTGCCCCGCCAGCAAGGCCAGCGGCGGGCGCGGCGCGCGTTGGAGCGCAAGGCATGACGAGCATTCGGCACCAGGTCTATAGCGTGGCGACGGCCGACACGGGCACGGGGGGCCTGGTGCCCATGCTGCCCGGCGGCACGGCGGCCATCCTGGGCGCTGACGGCAGCCCGCCGCCCGCCAACCCGTCGTTTCCCTACCTGTACCTGATGTTTGATGCCTAGGTGACGTGGGGCGCCTGGGACAACCGCGGCCATTGGCAATGGTGGGCCTACGACCACGAGCGGGCGGGCTACGTGCGGATCAATCGCCTGCTCAACCGCCTGCAGAAGCTCTACCCGTCGGTCGAGTTCGCTCAGACGCTCTACTACGACAGTGAGACCAAGGAGGACATCTATCAGCAGATCTTTCAGGGGCTCAGTCGGGAGACGGCGGATCAGGCGCAGGGCCTGCTGCTCCGCACGGGCAGTTGGCGGTATCGCAAGACGTATCGCTCCGACCTGGTGGCGTCATGAATGAGCAGCAAAAGGGCGCATTCGCCTATGCCATCTTCGAGGCGTTGCTGGTGGACGTGTGCTGCCCGCAGTCTGGGCATCTCCTGTTCCGCGCCTTTGAGGGGCGCCCGTTGCATATAGAGATTCGGTGCCGCTGTAAGCGGCTCCTGCTAGTAAAGGAGGCCGGCGACATCGACGTGCTGTCGGACTGGTAAGCG